GTGCTTCTCGGTATAGGTCCACCGGAATTGATACCAAAGCGCGCGAGAACAGATATTCCCGATCTGCGACCCGCCAAGATGCGGCCTGTGTGCGTTGCGGCGGTTCTCTTCGTATCGCTGATAGATCGCCTTTACGATTGGCGATGTCATGTCTAGTTTCATTCTTATTCCCTCCCCGTCACGCTCTCAACCAATCTCCGCTCGTAGCTCATCAACAGGCAAATGGTTTTCACTGGTGTGGCTTTATCATGCAGCCACTTGACGATCTTCATTCGCCTGATCGTGATTTCCTTGGTCATGTTCGCATCTTGCTGGGCAATGACGCGCTTGTAATAGTCGCTCGTGGCCGTGTCGCTTGCTCCGAAGTTCCTGGCGATGTCCTTCCATGACCGGCCCTTGATCCGCAGCTTCTCCATCCGCTGAAAGTCCTCCATCGACCAATCGCGGCGAACGATTTGCGCCTTGGGCCGATCTTCCTCGCCGTCCGTCCATGTGTAACGTTTGAACTGCGGGATGAAGTCAACCGCCACATCATTCCAGACGATCCGGCCTTCGACATCGAAGCTCCAGAAGTTGCCGTCTAGCTGCTGCTTCATCAGGCGTTCGATTGCATAGGTGTCTGTTGTCATATTTTAACTCCTGTGACCGCCTTGCCGCGCCTCGTCTGTATATGCCTCGCCTTGACCGCCTAGCCCAGCCCGACCATACAAGAACACGCCATTCCTTACCAAAACCGCCTAGCCTATCCTTGACCGATCTTTGCAAGTCTCACCTCGACCGCCTAAACGGACCGAACCAATCCCCGTCGCCCCAGGCCTGAACCGCCTAGCCCCGCCTTGCCATGCCTTACCCAGCACTGCCTTTCCGCAACCGCCACGCCTCGACCAATAAAGGGGCGGCCTAAGCCGCCTCCTCCTCATCGTTCGCAATCACCTCAATCGCACCCATGACTGCCTCGACCGCTGCAAAGTCAACCTTGGCAATCTCGCAGACACCAGCATATCGTTTGATCCAGCGGCGCAGATCATCCGCCGCCTGACGAAGCAATTCATCCGTGGTGTCGCGTTCCGTCATGTCGACCGAGACGTAACCACCGCCCTCGCGCCGGTTCGCGACCGGAGAGATGAACGCCGGAACCTTGACCGAAACCGTTTCGCTCACGTTGACTGTGATCCGAAGCCCAGCCACGAACTGCCGCGCCAACATCAACCGATACTGATATGCCGCCTCGACATCATCCTTGCCCCAGAAGATCGACCATGCACGGTGATCCTCCTGCGGCTTGAGCCAGTCAAGAAACTCGGCAGGCACGAAGCTGTTGCGCCCCGTATCATTGAGATATTCATCAATGATCTTCTGCCGATACGTCCGATTGAATGCTGGCATTTATGCAGCCCTCCGAATGCGCTCTTGGCGAAGCATCGCCCACAGTTCGCGCGTTTCCTCATCATGCGTTTCGGGATTGGCAAGCGCGGCCTCTTGAACGTCGCGCGCCTCTTTCGTAATCTCGGCCCATTCGGCTTCATCCTGTTCACCAGCAACGAGGCGGAACGTGCCGTAGCTTCCCTTGCCCTTTTCCTGCCGGAAATCACCGATGCCGCAAACGACACCGGCATTCATGAGCAGATGCGCCACCGAATGGACCGAAAGCGTCGGTGTGACGAATGCAATATCCACCTCGGCGCACCAGCGCGGCAAGAAAGCCCGCGTGCGGATGTCGGGCGTGCGGTTCATGTCGGCGCTCCGCACCACGTCCATCCTGAGATACGGCTTGCCCCATATCGAGACCTTTTCCTGCGGCAGGAAGATCAGGCGCTGAACGTCCGTCTTCTTGATGCCGTCGGTGACGAGCGCCGCCGTGGCCATCGCATTCTTGATGCCGGGAGCCGGGAAGCAAAGCATCGTCGGGCCGATGTTGGTCTTGTAGACACTGGCCTGATATTCGCTCTCGGGATCGTGCTTCAGCTCCTTCTTCTCTGCCGCCGTCTTCTTGCCGCCACCAATCAGCAGCGTGCGTTTGGCCTTGACGCTCATCGCATTAAAGAACATCGGCGTGTTGCCGATGATGCGGAGCGTGACGCGCCCCTGCTTCAGAGCGTCAATGCTCAATGTTGCATTCGTGTTGTTTTCGATCTTAGCCATTTGATCCTCCTTGGAATTGGCTGTTAATAAACTCTGTTACGCTACACACTAAAGGTTAAAGAGTGGTTAAAGGATCGGCTGAACGGACCGAGCCTTATCTAGCCGAACCAAGCCAGGACCGCCAGAACGGACCCTGCCCCAACGCAACATGCCTAGTTACGACCGCCCTGCCTCGACAATCCCGGCACTGACATGCCTCGACCGCCGAACCGAACCGAGCCATGCGATGCCCATCCATCCATGACCGCCAGAACTGAATGCGACACTCCGTGACAGTCCAGACCTAGCCAGAACCGCCTAAACAAATCTGATCTAGACACATCCATCCTAGACCGCCAATCCCCGCCTCTCCATGCCTGGCCCTGACCGCCAAGCCCCGCCACGCCAAGCCCCGCCCTGACCGCCTTACCTTGACCATTGATCTTACTTCTTCTTCCAGGGTGGCGTTGCAGCCGCAGGTGCAGCTGCCGGTGCACCGCCTTCGCACGGCTCGTATCCGGCAATCTCATTTGATGCCGCATACTGCCCTTCAGCGGGCTTGACCTTGACCGTAATCATGAGGGGCTTGTCGTGAAGGTCCGAACTCTCGTTCGGCATCATCACACCAACCGAGCGGCAGATGGCCGAGAGCGTGCGCTGGGCAATCTCTTCCGCCGTCTTGTTCGGGTTGTTGAGGTTGAGCCTGTCCATCAGGCTCACGCCTTGGTGCGGCCCCTCGATGATCTGGCAGGTGAGCACCAGCATTGAGCCGGTCTGTGCCTTGGTGGGGCGCTCTTCCGACTTTGTGATCACGGCCTTGTACTTTCCAGCCGGGATGACTTCGCGTGGCGCACTTGGCTCCACGACATTCGCATCGAATCCATTCAGTCTCATTCTCTTCTCCTACTTTGCTACAAAAGCTTCAAAAGGATTTCCGCTCTCGAAAGTGAACGGCAGCGGCTGGGTGATGTTGAAACGGTTCTTGGTCACGCTCGAGGCTTGCGGGAAGCAGATGATTTCCCGGTCGCCTGTGCTGATCGCCCGCTTCTTGTCGCCATCACCTCGGACGTAGGTCTTGAGCCGGATCAGGCCCACGAGGTCTACGTTGTCGGTATAGTGCGGCAGTGACTTCTTGTGCATTCGCACCGTGTATCTGGCGAACGGATCGAAGTCTGGCAGATCGAGCGTCTCGGTGTCAGCGTGGCCGATAAAAACCACGTTCATGCCGCGTTCGTAAGCTAATGCGCCAGCCCATTCCCGCACCTGCCGGTGTTTCTCGGCAGCTGTATTGTAGCCCGCTCCGTATCCGCCACCGGCCTGATTGATGCTCTTGGCCTTGGGATCGGCGGCGACAATCTCATGCTCGATCATGGTGGCAAGCTGCGTAATGCTATCAATCACCACCGTCTTGAAATCATGCTCCTGAGTTGCCAGTGCTTCGATCTGGTCAAGCACTTCCTGGCTCGATGAGACCAGCGGGAAAAGCATCACTTCATCGTTGCCAGCCAGGCTGGCGGTGCCGTCCTCGGTACGGATGAACACCGGCCTCGGGAACATCGCAGCCAGAGTGCTCTTTCCCATGCCGCCTTCACCGAAAACCGTTGCGATGATGGGGCGTTGCCCTTTCGGGCGCTCCAGTTTCTTCAGATCAATTGCCATCGTTCTCGGCCTCCTTAACTCCGAGTATCAGCATTGCCTGTCGCAGGTTCTCAACAGCGCACCGAACATGATGGTCACGGTTCACCTTGTCCGTCTTTGCAATAACCAAGTGATCGCGCGCATATTGCAATGCGTCTGCTGCTCCGTAGATGTCCTTACTCATCGGCCACCACCTTGACGCCGATCTTCCCCGGCGTGGCCGTGATGGCTTTCGCAGCAATAGCCCAAAGGTCAGGACGCTCTTTTGCAAGCCACTTGCATCCGGCATCGTCCACTTCGATCTTGACCTTGATCGGCCAAGCCTCGGCGGGCATGTCGTGCTTGACCATCTCCCAGATGCCCAAATCGATCTTGCGATAGATCGGCTGGGTGAGCGTCACCCGATACGGCTCGACCTTGTGCGTGATCGCGCCTTCGGTCTTTGCGTCCAGTGCTTCGGTGATGTCTTGCTCGATCTTTCGACGAGCCTCAATGGCCTCGTCTTCGCGGCGTTTGGCTTCAAGCCAGGCCCCGCAAAGGCCCGTGATGTTGCTGCTCATGTCAGCCTCCTTTTCTCTCAACAGGATGGCTTATTGCATATTTCTGAAATGCGTGCAATAGAAAAAATTGCAATCACCAAGCAGGAGCCAAGACCATGTTATCCATTGAAGAGATTCGTGCCCGACTTGCCGGGGCTGATATTCCCGAAATCGTCAAGGCCACCGGCCTCTCCTACAATACTGTGAAGGCCATTCGAGATGGTGCCCCCGGCGCTCGATACGAGACGATCAAGCTGCTCACGGAGTTTTTTGGCGAGAAGCAGCAGTGAGGATACTGGTCGCTTGTGAATACTCTGGCACGGTGCGGGATGCCTTCGCTGCCAGAGGCCACGATGCTTGGTCCTGTGATCTGCTGCCGACCGAACGCCTTGGCAATCATATCCACGGAGATGTGCTTCAGCATTTGCACCGCAACTGGGATTTGATGATCGCGCATCCGCCTTGCACCCATCTCTCAGTTTCCGGCGCTCGATGGTTCAAGGACAAGCAGATCGAACAGGCCGAGGCGCTCGACTTTGTTAGACGTTTGTTAGACGCCCCTATCCCACGCATTGCCCTTGAAAACCCGATCAGCATCATATCGAGCCGCATCCGCAGGCCAGATCAGATCATCCAGCCGTGGCAATTCGGGCATGGGGAAACGAAGGCAACTTGCCTTTGGCTCAAGAACCTGCCGAAGCTGCTGCCGACAAACATTGTGGAAGGCCGAGAGGCGCGCATTCATAAGATGCCGCCGGGGCCAGATCGCTGGAAAGAACGCAGCAGGACGTTTGAAGGCATCGCTCAAGCGATGGCTGAACAATGGGGAGGCCGCACATAAATGACCATCACCGCGAGCATCAAGCAATACACAGACCTCGGCTGGTATCTTGTCCCGATCCCGGCAGGGCAGAAGGGGCCGACATCCTACGGCTGGAATCAGAAAGACAAAGCCCTTACCGGCCAAGGTGCCATCGACTTCTATGCCAAGCACCCGACCTGGAATGTCGGCCTTATTCATCAATGGACCGGCACCTGCGCCATTGACATCGATCACATGGAATGGACCCGGATCATCTTCGATGGGCTGGGGCTTGATCTTGATGCCTTGATGGCGTCAACCGCCAGAATCCGGGGCCGGGAAGGGCGAGGGAAACTTATCTTCCGTGCCCATAGAGATGACCTCTCCCGGCATAGCATCGCGTGGCCGAACAAGGATGGCCGTGGCAATACGACTGTCTTCGAGCTTCGCGGTGGGCCGGTGCAAGATGTCCTGCCGCCGTCGATCCACCCTGACACGATGCAGCCCTATGTGTGGGAAGGGTTGCCCTTTGATCAGATTCCGATCTTGCCGAAGCAGTTGCAAGTCATGTGGGATGAATGGGACAAGCTGCGCCCGCAAATGATGGATTTATGCCCGTGGAAAGTTCGGCCAGAGTATCAAGCCCCGGTTCGGGTTCGAGCACCCAATCCCGGCACATCGGTGATCGACGCCTATAATGCAGCGCACAATATCGGCGAGTTGCTGGTCAAGTACGGCTACAAGCGCACCGCACCGAATCGATATCTGTCTCCGAACAGCGGGACCAAGCTGGCCGGTTGCAATGTGTTCGACAATAACACGGCATTCAGCCATCACGGTTCCGATCCGTTCGGCAATGAACACGCCTTCGACTGCTTCGAGCTTTACCTACAGTTTGAGCACGCCGGGAACATGAGTGCGGCGATCAAGAACGCAGCCGCCTTCCTCAACATCGCGACCGATCCGAGTCATGAGTGGACGCCCGAGAAGCAAGCAGAGACTGACCACGGCAAGGCGGCAACCCCCGGTGTGCTGCCTTCCAAACGCATTACCAGCGTCACGCCAGACAATCCGCTGGCATCTATCCCGGCGCACCTGCTTTCAATCCCTGGCGTACTTCAAGACGTTGTGCGGTACTACGAGACAACCGCCATCAAGACGCAGCCGCAGTTTGCCGTGCAAGCCGCCATTGCCCTTGGTGCCGTTGCAATGGGACGGCGATGGACAACCAGCCAGCGCAACTTTAGCAACCTGTACCTGCTCAATAT